AGGTAGTATGAAAGTATTAGGAAACGAAACAATGGAAGCACTTCAAGGATTTTTAGACGGTTTACCTCAAGTAAGTTTTGATACACACAAAATTAGTAAACGAATAGTTATTTGTTCGTTTAATGAAAATGTTAGTCAAGAAATAGATCATACTTATACAGGAAATTATACATTATCATTATCATATATTCCAAACGGTATGACAGCTGCATTAGATGGAATAGGATTTACACTAGCTACGTATATTCCTTTAGTTACGTCAGGTAAGACATATGTTGTTATAGTGTCTGATGGTTTAGAAAATGCTAGTCAAGTATATAATAAAAATAAAGTACTTGATTTAATAAATCAATCAAAAGGTAAAGGATGGGAGTTTATATTTTTAGGAGCAAACATAGACGCTTTTTGTGAAGGAAACGCATTAAACATTAACCACTGTGGTCAATTTAACCAATCAGTTCGAGGTGATTTTACTGGATTACTTAGAGGAGTAAGCGATGCTATATGTAGAACACAAACAAACGGTTCAGAGTTTGAAATACAAAGACAAACACTGTAAATAGTCTTTTAACTCGTTTTCAGATAATAAATATTATATTATAACATTTGTTATAATATAATCCATAATCCATAATCCATAATTTTAATTTTTCTTTAGTTTTTTAGTTTTCTTTTTAGGTTCTTCTTCTTTAACTTCAACAACAGCTTCAACTTTTTTAGTTTTCTTTTTAGGTTTTTTTTCTTCTTCTTCAACAGCTTCAACTTTTTTAGTTTTCTTTTTAGGTTTTCTTTCTTCTTCTTCAACAGCTTTAACTTTTTTAGTTTTCTTTTTAGGTTTTCTTTTAGGTTTTTCCCAATCATTTTTATTTTCAAAGCATGCAAACGAACAAAATTTAATTATTTTATTTTCATCTCCATGTCTAATAATTGTCTTAATAGAATCATCTAGTACATGTTTTTTACAATATTCACATACATCTTGCACAGGTGTCTGACGAGTTCTACGTATTTTTTTTGTTACTTCATATGGTTGTTCATCTTGTTTATTTTCATCTTGTTTATTTTCATCTTGATTATTTTCATCTTGATTATTTTCATCTTGATTATTTTCATCTTGATTTGACAAATTATTTTCTAATTCTATTATATCATTTGCTATAATGTCCCAAAGATTAGTTGCAATCAATGGAATAGGTTCTTTAAAAACTTCTTTTTGTTTTTTTATTAATTCTTTTATATCAAATTTATATTTTTCTTGAAATTGTGTAGTTAAAAATCCATCTTCTCCTAATTTTTTATTATATAATTCATTAAAACGTTGTATAAATTTTGTATTAAATTCTAATCCTGTTTCTGGATTAATAAAATTTTCATTAATAAATTGGTTATATAATTCATCTACTGTAAAACAATATATGCTATATTTATCTTTGTAATATATAATTTCTTCTGGCTTTTGATATTTAATCCTATCTTTATTAGCACATGCAGATATTCTGTTATGTGTTTTTATTTGAAAATATGAGTTTTCATATATTGATAACTTTTTATACAAAGGACTTTGAATACTTTTTAATGCTAAATAATTAACAATTTTTTCAGTTTTATTAATAATTATAGATGATATATAATTAATATATGTATCAGACACTTCATCTTTATTTTGAAGCGTACATTTCATTTCGTTACCGTCAAAAACACATTTTTTACTTAAAAGTGTACTGTCTGAAATTATTGATTCCAAAGCTTCAGGAAATTTTTCAGCAGGTGATAGTTTTGCTAAAACATCAGGAAGATAATATTCCATTTCTATATTATGTTTAAATGTTTTTGCTTCTGGTATAGTAAGATACACCAATATATCAGCTGCACTTGTAAATAAATCTCTATTTATTTGTTCAGAATTTGTTAAAAGACACTTCATTAATACTTGCATATATGGTGTATTAGAATCTATTTTTTTAGTATTTATATTAATAATGCCATAATCATGTTTTAAAGGAGCAACTTCTTTTAACGCTTTTGATAATGTTTGAGCAACAAGTTGTTTTGATTTTTCTGTAACATAGTTTTCTAAAAAATCATTAGCTTTTTTAGTATCTGATTTGTAAGATTTTTTTGTTTGTTCTTGTTCTTTTTTAAACATAATTTCATCTTGTATAATAAACTTTTTTGTTACTTGTATATTTGTTTTTACTGGTTTATTATCTTGATTATATCTAATTTCTGAAATCATCTGTGTCACCGTATCTGTCTCCCCTATATATGAATCAAGTGTATATCCTACTTTAAAATATAAAGGTATTTTGTTGTCAGTATAACAAGTTAATACGTTATTGTGTTGTTTTCTAGAATCTTTATATTTATTACATTGTAATGTAAAATATTTATTATTTGCTTTGTGCCATTTTTTACCATCTTTTTCAATAAATATATCAGAAAATACATATTTAGAATATATATCAATTGCTTTTTCTGTAACAGGAGATTCTAACCAAATACCAGTAACTTTTCCATTTATCCAATTAAATAGTTTATATTTATTTATACATTCATGATTTTTTATTTTGTTAGATTCCCAATCTACTCCTGTAACTTTTTGAATAGTTCTTTTAATTGTATTAAGATTCCACGTTTTAACATTAGCATATTTATTTAATGTAATGTCTACTATACTAGATAATTTTTTTAATGATTTTTCTTTTTCTAATTCTTCAAGTGTTTCATAATTTTCATCACTTAGTTCTTCTATTTTTTTATTTAATTCTTTTATAGACCACAAAGAATACTCAGAAAAATCTTTGCTTGTTATTTGTTTCTGGTGGCTGATTTCTATTATTTTTTCTATTAATTTTTCTTTTTCAGCATTTTCAACTGAAATTAATCTTGCTATTCTTTCTTCATAATTAAGAATTTTTGTGATAATATCAGATTCTTTTTTATTTTCATTAAATTGAATTCCATAAGTAAAAGCAATTTCTATTAAACTTTTATAATCTAATGTATCTAACTCATTTTTTCGTTCTTCTCGTGACCAATTATGTGTATTTCTTCCTATTACAAGTTTACGAGTATTATGTTTTACTATTTTATATTCTACATTCAAAATTGATTCAATTATGTTAGAATGACTCCTGTTATCTATATTATTTATATTATTTTCTTTTGCTAATATATACAATTGATCATAATCCAGTGTATATAAGACGTTATACATTTGACTTCTATTTATTTTTTTAAGTTTTGCATCTACAAACGTGGGAAATTCTATTTTTAAAATTTGATCTATTAATTTTTCTTTATCACTTGATTTTAAAGCTTTTATATTTGATGCGTGTAAAGCTAATTTAGTATAAGACCATGATTGAAGTTCTAATTTTCTAATATTTACAATTAATATTTCTCTGTATCTTCTTTCTTTATATGGTAATTTTGTTACTTTTTTAGGAACATTAGCATATCTACCTACGTTTAAATTATGAATTGCTATTGATAATGTTGACATTTTTTTTTCTAGTTTTTTTTTATTTTTACCAAATTCTTCTTCTATAATCATGCTTACAAGAATAGAAAGAGATTTTTGTTGAGTTGCTCTTTTAATTAATTTTTTTCTAGATAACGCGCTCAATTCTTCATTCAACTGAACAGCAATTTTATTAAAATCATCTATTGACTTACTTTTGGTTTTTACATATTGTAAATCTATCATATATTTAATTATTTCTTCGTTATTTTGTTGACTCATAATTGGAATAGCTATTTTTACTAATTTTTTATGAGATAATTGTTCTAATAATTCCTTTCTATTTTTAATGTTTTCTTGTAATTTAAAAAATGCTTCTTCGTAACCAGAAAGACGTTGTTTTAAATCGTTACTTAATTCTTGTTCTTTTTCACTTATAGGTAAGTTAATATCTGTTTCTTTTTCTTCTTCTAGTAGTTCTTCTTCTTCTTCTACTAAATCTGTATAATTTTTTCCTTTATCAGATTTTAACCAATAATTTATAAAAGTATCATAACTTTTATTTGACCTAAGATACTCTTGTATAAAACTTTTTAAAACTGATTCATTTTTTAGATACAATTCAATATCAGTTGCAAATTTTTTTCCACCCCAACCAACACTTTGACTTTTATTTTCACTGTCTTTTTTATTTAATGCATCTTCTAAAATTTTAATGTCGTTATCGGTAGACTCGTCAAAAAATAATTGTTTTAATACACCTGTGTTGTCTTCTGATTCACTTTTTTTTTCTTTTTTTAATTTTGCTAATTCACTCTTTAGTTTTTGAACTTCTTTAGCTTTATTTTTATTTATTTGGTTTGACGATTGTTTATTTACATATGCTTTTATTATCCATATTAACTTATTAATAATAGATTCTTTATTCCATTCTTTTATTACTTTACTAATTACTTTATTAATATCTGATCTATCTTCATCTTCATCTTCATCAACCATATTTATATTTGATTGAATATATAGTTTGTATCCATTATTTACAATTTTATTGCTGTATACAAATACAGACACGTCTTCAAATACAGACACATCTTCAATATCATATGGAATAATAAAATCATCTTCTTTAATTTCAAGTACATCATTTAAAAAGTTCCTCATATTATCCTCTTCCTTTGTTTTTTTTTCTATTGATTTTATGTTTGGAATAAATGTTTTTAAAATTTCTTTTTTAGTAGAAATTTTTGGAATCTTTGAAATAATTTTTTTTTTTTCCATTTTTTGTTTAGCTAATTTTTCTAACATAGCTTTTTTGTTTTCTAATAAAGACATGTTTATTACTTATAAGTATAATATTTAAAATTGATTAATTATTATTTGTGTAAAAATATTTAAAATGATTTCTTTACACAAAAACTTACCCATTGAAATATTTACATATTTAATGGCATTTTTAAATGACTCCAGTAACCACCTATTAATAAGCACTTGTAAATATTTTTATAATTATTCAAAAAAAAATGGGTATTTATCTTATCTAAAAGCTGATAGTAACCTTAATATGATGACTTTTTTAAACAGATGTTGCATTCATTTTAAAACTCTTAAAACTATAGAAATACATTCTATAGATGATCCTCAAGTATGGCTTATTGATTATGTAGAAAGTATTATTTTTAATAATTGTTATGTATTATGTATTAACCCTAAAAAAAAAGTTAAAACTAAAAAAATTATAATAAACGATTTTTTAAATCGTTATAAAAATAAAGTTACTCTTACTATAAACTGGGAATGTTTTCCAGAATTAGAATATCTACAATTAACTAGTTATGATGTAAAAATTAATAATTTAAAAAAATGTAAAAAACTTAAACAAATTATAATAAATACTTTAGTAGGTCAAAGTATTTATTATAATAATATAGGCGAGCTGTATCCGAATTTTGATGATTTTACAGAATTAGAATATTTAGAATTAAGCATTGATGGTGTTTATGTTACTAGTAAAAAACGCAAACGTAAATACTAAAACGACTGTAAATAGTCTTTTGCACATTGGCTTGTAATAGCACTCACCAAAGCATATGGAAAAGGAAACATTATTACCAATACAATATGAACAAATCTTTCTGTTCCTGGTTTAGTACACCTTATAGCTATTCCAACACTATAAAATAATATCATTAATTCTATTATCATTATTAATAGAGCAACTCCAATAGTTATACCTTTAAATAAAGAATTTTGTGTAAAGTTTGAATTAATTTGTGTTTTTTTCTTGTTTTTTACGCAATTTTGTAATAAACAACTTGAAAATAACATTTATATTTATTCAATAATAAAAAAAAATAATTTTTTTTTATTAACCTAAACATTACATTTAAAAAATATAATGGATTATTCATATTTAAATAATTGCAATTTTTTTGATTTAAAAAAAATGGCAAAAGAGATGGGTCTTAATACTAAAAGAAGTAAAGTAGATTATATTTTTGAAATTCAAAAAGCTTTTAAAGAATACGAAAATTATAAAAAAAATAAAATAGATAAATATACTAGGATAAAACAAATAGGAAATAAACGTAAAAAAGGAATTATATACACAGTTGCCGACAATAAAAACAATATATTTATAATGAAAACATTTAAACAAAATAAATCATCCAATCATATTAAATTACAATATAATATACAAAAAAATGCATCTTTTTATAACATTTCTCCTAAAGTAATAGAGTATGATAGCGTTTCTAAATATATAGTGATGGAAAAAATGGAATGTCATTTACTTGATGTTATCCAAACACAAGGTGGTCTAACACGCTCTCATCAATTAAGAATATTAGAAATTTTTAAAATACTAGATAATATAGCCATATTTCACTCAAATCCTAGTATTAATAATTATATGATAAAAGATAACAAAATATATATTATAGATTTTGGATCTGCTATAGAAATTAATGAAAATTTAATAGAGTTACTTGGTACAAATACTCCAAATACTAAAATTATGACTTTAAAATTAATAAATACACTTATAGAACTTAAATTACCCGCCTCATCTTGGAAATATTTAAGTTATTTTAACAAATGATAATTTTCAAATATTTTTGTGTTTTCAGTTACATAATCATAAATATTTACATTTTTTTCAATATTTTGATATAATATATATTTATAATTTATATTTGACTCTTCTTTTGTTCTGTATGTATGATGCCAACTTTCTACAATAGGAATGCTTTTACACATTAATACTTCGTAAAATCTAAAACTCCAAGGAGCATCACCTGCTGGACATAAACAATATTTACTTTGACACATTTTTTCAAAATATTCAATATTATCTTTAACTATACGATATTGAACTTTTTTTGATTGATAATCAGGTAAGTTTTTTGGACAAAACCCAATATTTAATTTTGAGTAATCAAATGACCCTAATAGTTCCCATTCAGCATTATTATCAGTATTAATAAATATAGAATTATTTGTAAAATTATTTTTTGCAAACTCTATGACCCATTTTCTTTTTTCGTAACATGAATTTATTGACCCGATAAAACAATAATCGTATTTTTTTTCGTGATTTAATTCATTTATATCATCATAATATTTTTTTGAAAATATTGCTAAAGGCGGACACCAATCAACTATAACATTTTGTATTTTTTTTTCTTCAAGAGCTTCTTCCATATGACATTTTAATGCTATATAGCCTTGACACCAACCTAAATCTAAATCTAAATCCGTATTTGTATCCGTATTTGTATCCATATTTGTATTTAAAACAGTATTGTTTTAAATAATTTTTTATAGGTGTAAAAATACTATTTAAGAAATAAAAATTTATTTAGAGATTAAATTAATGGCAGATATATCAAAAGTTGATTTACAGTTAGTTCCTTTTTTAAGAAATTTAGCTGATTCAATAGAAAAAAAAGAATTGTTACCAGATCAACTTCAAAAAATTGGTGAATTTTATATGTCTTATAAATTAGGTACAAATGAAGATTCAGAAGATTCAGAAGATTCTATTGACGTAGTAAAATTTTTGACTTTAGGTTGGTATATGTATACTCATATATTAAAAAATGATGAAATACCTTTTAATGAAATAGATTAAAGTTAAATTATATTCTTTGATTTTTAAAATATCTAATTTTAAAAAATTATTCACATCTGTTTTACAAAATCATAATGAAATTCTGTTTTCTCCTTCCGATTATAAAAATGAAATTTATTTTAAAAAAGTTCAAAAATATAAAATATGCAACATATTTATGGTGAAACTATATGTATATCTTGTATTGATCAGCCGTCTATGATTACACATTTACCATGCGGACATCGTGTTGAATGTGAAAAATGTGCACAATTGGATTCCAGACGAAGACGCCGCAATGGTTGTCCTATATGCGCTAAACCCGTAAAGAAATCAACAATTTCTTTAGCGGGGGAACATAATCCTCACGAAGAACAAAAACTTACTATAAACGATGCTGTTGAAAGTGATATAAACGGAAGTGTTGAAGCTACTGGTCTAATAAGTTCTTTACCATCACCAGCAAGACAAATAATAATTCGTGAAATGGTTGGTATTCAAAAAGGTTTATTGAGTAAGAAAGTCATTACTCCAGAAGTTTTTGATGAATCATTAAAGTGTATGTTCGTAATTCCAGTCGAACTTGCATGGGTGCAGTTAGAAATATCCCGTGATATATCTGTTGCCTCTGTATATGATCGAGTACAAGACCTCTCAACGACAGCGAAATTTCAACGCATTATTTTGAGTGTATTTAAGATAACCGATGTCTGGGAAGAGGTTGGTAGGGCTTTAATTGGTGGAGTTTTACCAATGTCCATCGATATTGCTATTGCTACAACAGAAGCAGTAAATAATGGAATAGGTATCGCGACTGCCATATCTAATTTTACACCAGTTGACATTGCATCTGCGAGTGTTGGTCTTTTGTTATTCGTTACATTTGATGTTTATCGTTTATGGACGAATAAAATCACTTGGTTTCAGTTTGCATTGAATTCTGGTATTAATGTATTTTCATGCGCTGCTGGTGCAACTGGTGGGTGGGCTTGTGGAGGAGTATGTGCTATAATTGGTGCAATTGGAGGACCTATTGGTATGGCAGTTGGTGCTGTAATTGGGTCGTTAATTGGTGCTTTTGGATGTTCTTTTGCAGCACGTGAACTTGGAAAATATATGTCTAGCAAAATTCATGGAAGTGAACAATATTGTCGTCAACAAACTCATGACAACCAAGAGCAATTAAAAGCAGCAATCTTGGTGGCAGCAGAACTAATAGGGGTTAATTTAACTACAGATTGTTATGCAACAGCAAGAATAAAGCGTAATATAAAATGCATCCAAACGCATCCTGATCATAATAATGCTTCAGATGCAGGAGACCGACTCATGGAAGTGTTGGCAGCTTGGGTTATGATTAAAGGCTGGTATGAACAAAACGGTGCTGCATCAGATGTAGGACCAATGTCTGTGAAAATTACTATTAGTCAAGTTTTTTCACGAAAGACAATTCAAGAAGTATGGACTCGAGTACGTGGATGGGTTGGGAGACTGCCTGTTTCACGACCAAAGGATACAGATCTTCTTCGCTTTGTTGAATTTGAATTAGACTTATAGTTATATTTAATTATAAACAATATCGCCAACAATTTCGTACCCCCAGACAACAACACAAATACAGGAAGCGACTCCACCTCCAATCGACCAAGTTAAAATGATCCGCTTATACTCAGCTAAAGATTTTATGGGGTTTTAACTGTTGATTTAAAATGTAATTAAATCAACAATGATCTGATTATAAATTTATTATTTAAATTAAATTAATTATAAAAAATATGTTTTAGTTTATTTTTAAAACATAACGATAACCAAGTTACGTTTTTTCTTAAAAACTATTTTATTAAGAAAAAAATTTAATCCAACAAGAATGTGTTTATTCTTTAAAAATATAACCCTACGCTAAGGGTAATGTAGATTTATTTACATTTAAAATAGCGGAAGCTGCTATTAACACTGAGAATGCGGGATGTAACAGGCTTATGTCGTTGTGGAATTCCTCTTCCCTAGTCAAATATTCCGCAGCTGAATGCGAGAGCATAAATCTCAATACTTTTAAAACCGTCTACACTATATAGTATTGTTAATAAAACGACAACTTTGTCTTTATAAATTTTATTTAATTTTTTGTAACAGGTGAATATAAATCAAAGTAAAGTTTGAAAAAAATCGGTTGCTGCATTTAGTGCCTCTTGGTCGGTATTATAAATATTAATGTCGTTAAAATGAAATTTATTATTTTCTACAGAATTTTGCTGACAAAAATACTCTGTTTTAAAAATCGGTATATTATTTTGATACGATGCATATCTAACAAAATACGTATCTCCAATCTTAGATATACAACTCTCGTTACTATACTGTAAACACAGTATATGATTTTTGTTAATATCCAAACATTCTCCGTCATCAGATGTAATTCTATATAACTGACCAAAACCTTTAGTAGTTTGTAAAACTTTTCTAGGAAAACTGTCATCACCCATTAATAGGTCGTTTGTATTAACATCTTGAACATTTTTTACATCACCTGAATATAATTTAATTTTTGTATTTTTACCCATACATTTACCTGAATCAACATTCCCCGCAATGGCTACTTTAATATCAATATACTTTCTTTCATTCTTTTCTCTTACCAACAATTCATACACTTTATTTTTGTTATCAAGTACTTTTTCAGAAATAATAGTAACTGTATAATTATTTTTACTGGCAGCTATACATAAGTTATTGTAACTCTCTTTGAATTCTAATTCATCTACTCCAATTCATCTACTCCAACTAAATTTCAGAATCAGTTACTCCAACTACATAGATAGATTCACCAAACCCTTCGTCTGTTCTAAACCTCATCTGTGTCGCTAATTCCTCAATTCTTTGTTCTGTTTTATCAACTACTTCTACTTTATATTCTACATTTCCTTCTTCCTTTTCAGGAGATATTTTGTTACTTGTCATTTATAATAAATTTTTTTACTTTAAATATTTTAGTTTATATAACTTCTAAAATTTTGTGTAATTTTAATATTTTATTATATTAAAATGTCATTCAGAATGTCTTCATTTGGAACACCTGGTGCTATGACACCAGGGAGTATTAATAACGCAAGAACTGCTAATTCAATAGCAGGAGCAAAAGGACCTATAGGTTATGGAGGAGCTACTGGGAGTACAGGAGCTACTGGTAGTAGTACTGGAAGTACGGGTGCTACTGGGACTACCGGTGCTACTGGAAGTACGGGTGCTACTGGAAGTACGGGTGCTACTGGGACTACCGGTGCTACTGGAAGTACGGGTGCTACTGGAAGTACGGGTGCTACTGGAAGTACGGGTGCTACTGGAAGTACGGGTGCTACTGGAAGTACGGGTGCTACTGGAAGTACGGGTGCTACTG